AGGTCCGGTGGATCGTCCGATAGGCCCCGTAGACGATCTGCCCCGCCGGCACCACGTCCGCCGACACGTCCTCCAACAAGGCCCCATCGGCGTCGAGCAGGTCCGCACCGACGTCCACGACAATGTTGCCGGCCACCACGTCGCGGACCTGCACATCGGTGAGCAGGTCCCGGGGCGGGGCGGTGGTGATCTGCATCAGACGGCCACCGTGTCCGTCGTCGTCTCGAACATCAGGGAGAGCTCAACACGGTTGGTGCCGATGACCTCGGACACTTCAAGGTCCCACCAGGTACCCAGGACCACGCGCCCCTTTGAGTCGCGCAGCAGCTGCAGTGTGCCGGTGCGATCCTCCAGCTCTGCCACGACGACGCGTGGCATCGGAGGGGTCGCCACCTTCAACCGTCGGTTGCGCTGCGGTGTAGAGACCAGCCGCCGGCGGCCTCCCGCATACTGACGGACACGCCCCTCACGCGAGGTCGACTCCGACAAGTCAGCGAACCGGAGGATGATCGCATCTTCGAGATCGTCGGCAGGAGCAATCCAGACCCCGGCGAATGTCACGGACGCCACGTCAGGCACCAGCCCTGGCGGCCTGCTGCAGCGACCCGCCCATCAGCCACTCCATCAGGACCGTCCCGTCAGGGGTGACCAGCTGGACTGTGGTGTCCTGACCGTCGAGCGCAGCACCACCGGACGAATCACCGAAGTCAGAGACGCCCGGAACGCGGACGTCAACGGCGAAAACGTCCCTGATCTGAGAGCTCATCCCGGCAAGCATCCGCTCGTTGTCGACCCACCCGTCTGCCAGACCCTTGCCGAGCCCTTCCATGATCGCGCCGCCCTCATCGACAAGCAGCTTCCGGTCGACCCGGATCGGACCCTTCAAATCCCTGATCCGGTCGCCGAGGCCACCGACCCACGACGACACGTCGTCCCACCGTTGACGCAGCCCGTCCCAGAGCCCCTGCAGGATGGCCCGGCCGGCACCGAGCAGCATCGTGCCGACGTTCCCGAGCCCGTCCATGATCCTGCCCGGCAGCCCACCGATCCAGTCGACCAGCGCGGTGGCCTTCTTGATCGCGCCGTCCTTCAACTTCACGAACCCGTCCACGACCCTGTCGACGATCGTGGCGGTGACCTCAACGAGTCGGTCACGGATGCCGACGAAGAAGTCCACGACACGATCCCGCAGGGACCCGACTGCCGCGACGGCACGGTCACGCAGCGACACGAACCAGTCCACGACCGCGCCGACCGCAGCAGAAGTGGTACCGGTGATCCACTGCCACGCGTCGCCGATCTTGTCGGTGACCCACGTCCACGCCTTCCGGGTCCACTCAACCACCGTGTCCCAATTCGCGATGATCAACGCGACCAGGGCGATGACTCCTGCGATGACCCATGCGACCGGTCCCATTGCGATGATCCACGACGCAGCCATCCGGCCAGCCTGAATCAGAGACTGGACAGCCAGCCGGGCGTACGTCGCGACGATGATGGCTGCGGACTTGACCATCCCGGCGGCACCCATCGCTGCGGACTTTGCCGTGGAAACGGCCCACCCAGCAGACGCGGCGATGCCCCGTCCGGCCGCCGCCGCCATGGTCGCGAACTGTTGCTGGAACACCACCGCGACGCCGGTCAGCATCGGGGCGACCGGCTGCATGGCTGCGCCGAACCCTGCGACACCACCCGCGGCGGCGCCGAGCGCGCCGGGGGCTTCGACGACCTTGGCGAGCCATCCCTCAACGGCACGACGGTGACCTTCGACCCGGGTCGAGGCGTTGTCGTTCAGGGTGTCACCCATGGCGACGGCGGCACCCTCCACGTCTTCCATCCCTCCACCCATCGTCCGGAGCGACTCGAGGAACGTCGGGATCTCAGCGACGCCGAGGTCCTCAAGTGGGGTGCCGAACAGCCCGATGGCAGCGTTCGCGCGTGCTGTCGGGTCCTCGATACCGAGAAGTCCCTCAACCAGATCGTCCAGGGCGCCCCGTGCGACGTCGCCGCCAGTGAGGAACTTGGCCGACATGTCCTCTGCGGACAGGCCGGCTGCCTCATAGGCCTCGACCGACGCCTTAGACATGTCGGTCGACCTGATCGTGAGCTCCTTGAGGGAGTCACCGATCTTGTCAACCTCGAAGTTGTTGGAGGCCTCGCCGAGGAGGCCGAACGCTTCGGCGCCGTCGAGTCCGAGCTGGCCGAAGAACTGCGAATATTCGTTGACGGCCTCGCCCAGCTCGTCCCTCACCGACGCGGACGCATTCTGCGTACCGGCGACCATCTGGTCGAACGCCTCGTCAGCCGACGATGCGAGCCCCGACGACATCAGGTTCTCGGCGTTCTGGATTGCGCCGGAGACGTCCTGGTCGAACGCTGCCGCGAAGTCCAGAGCCTTGGCGGTCAAGTCCTCGACGGCGGACGTGTCGGACAGCCCGTCGGTGAGCTGCTGCTGGACCATCCCGACAGCGTCGGAGACCTCTCCGATGGACTCGCCGTAGGCGTCTGCGTACAGACGTCCGGCGATCGCACCTGCGGCCTGCTGTTCGGCGGGGTCGAGCGCGAACGCGGCGGCGGTCTTGTCGCCGACCCTCTCCCGTTCCATTCCTTCCAGTGCGCCTGCGACGATCGCAGCGCCTGCCGCGGCTCCCGCTGCGAGCGACACGGCCTTGAGTCCGCCCAGGCCGTCGGACCACTTGCGTTCGACGTCGTCGGCAGCGTCGTCGACCTGGGCGGCGACACCATCGAACCCGGACACGACAGCAGAGTCGTCAACGCCGAGGCGCATGAGCAGGTCGGGCAGTGATCTGGTGGACACGTCACGCCTCCTGTTCGGTGCTGCCGGGGTCGTTGACGACTCCGCCGGACGCCATCGTCATTGCACGTGCCGCGGCGGCAATGTCCTGCCACGACTGTCGGCGGCGGTCCCACTCAGGCACCAGCCGCTTGAGCTCTACGTGCTTTGCGCCGAGCCCACGCAAGACGTAGAAGGCCGTCATCGCGGCCAGCACGTCGTTGCGTTCGGGGCCGAGCGGGCCGGTGACCCGCTCGTAGGCCTGCCAGCCAGTCAGCTCGGCGGACGACATGCTGTCGAGCAGCTCGCCGCGGGTGCGGCCCAGCTCAAGCGCTAGCCGGTGCTCGAATCGTCGTCGTCCGCCGGCGCGAAATCCTCGGCGGCCTCGTCGACGGCGTCGTCGCCCATCCCGGACAGGTCCCGGACAACGTCCATGATCCGGTCGACCGCAGTGGCGGACTTCGCGGCGAGCTGGCCGATCTGGCCGTCGGTGAGGACCCGCTTGCCGTGCTCGTCGACGATGGCCCGGCCGACGAACGAAGCACGCACGTTCGCTTCTCGGGCGTCCTTGCGCGCGAGCGCGACCGCGAACTCGAACTGGTCGCGCTCGCGGGCTGTCAGTCCCCGGACCCGGACGCTGCCGCCCCACTCCGGGACTGAGACGTCTCGGTACTCCAGGTCGTCCGCAGCGAGGATCTGCGATGCGTCTAGGTAGGTCACGGTCCGGCCGTGAAGGTCGGCTTGCCGGAGACCTTCCAGCCCAGCGAGGCTGTGAGCTGGGCGTCGAACGGTGCGTCGGGCTCAAAGCTGGTGAGCACCGCCTTGAAGTCCCACGTCGCACCGTCGGGGAACGCAAGCTGGTAGTCGATCGCGTCGGCGGCCTCGAAGTCGGCGAGGTAGACGTCGTGGACCGACGGGCGGTAGTTGACGTCTGCGGCGACTTCGCCGCCGTCCTTCATTCCGCCGATGAACTCGCGCCAGGAGTCGGGGCTGTCGTGGTCGGACACGTCGTAGGTGTCGCGGCTCAGCCCTGGTGGGGTGAGGCTGGTGATGTTGCCGATGGGGTCGAACCCGCCGATCCCGTCGGACTTGTTGAGGGTCGTGCCCTTGGCGTCGAGGCCTGCCATGTTGTGCTCCTTGCGTCAGGTGGGTGGTGGCTGCTCCATGTCGACGAGGAACTCGACGACGGTGTGGCGCAGGTCTGGGTCTGGGTCTCGCATGTGGACCGTGCGGGTGTGACGCACGGCGATGACGACCAGCCCGGCGACGTTCAGGTCGCCGGGTCGGTGATCGAGTAGTGCAACGATCAGGGAGGAGATGCGTGCGGCCTCGGCCTTGCCGTCGTAGACCGACCAGACGTCAAGGGGCACCGAAGCGCGATGCCCGAACCGGTCGTGCGCTCCGAGAGCGGTGACGACGTAGTCGCCGTGCGAGACGTACGGGTAGGTGGCGTCCTCGGGCACTTCGTCGTGGACGCCTGTGATCGCCGCGGCCAAGCCGACGTCGTCGGCTAGCAGTGTGTGCACGGCAGTCTGGAGTGCTTCGGTCGGGTCGGTCGACGTCATCGCAGTGCCCGCTTGACGTGTTCGGTGACACGCCTGGGGAACCGTTCGACGGATGCCTGCCAGGCCGGACGGACGAACGGTCGCTTGCGCTGGTTCGGACGTGCGGTCCCGAACTCGAGGTAGCGGCCGTAGAACGCGCGGGGGTCTTGAACTCCGACAGTCACGTCGTTGCCGACCTTCCGGCGGCCGATGGAGTCACGGAGGAAACCGGGGCCGCGGCCGGCGATCTTGCCGCTGGTCTTCCGGACCGGGACGGCCATCTTCATGTCGACCTCGACGGCGACGGCCTCTGCGATCACTGCAGCCTGTGCGGCCTCGGTGACCTGCTTGGCGATGCGTCGCAGCGCAGCGTGGTGCTTGGCGCTCACGACTCGACTTCGTCGTCGTCGTCCTGGTGGTCGTCCTCGACGTCAGTGGCGGGCTCGACGTCGGGGACGACGTCGATCCTGTCCCACGCGTCGGAGGCTTCGAGGACAGGCCGGACGGTCGTGAAAGTCACGAGCTGGCCGGTGTCTGCACGGCGGTAACGGACGGGCGTCATGTCACTCCCTCAAGTCGTCGAACGGGTCGATGCGGCCGCGGCCCTCAAGAACCGCAGCGGACGGGTGGGGCATGAGCCACACGATCTCGATCTCTATCGCGTCGACGACGATCCGGTCGCCACGCGAGACGGCCGCGCCGATCGGGAACTTCAACGGCACGCCGACCACGACCCCTTCACGTTCGCCCTGGTCGACCTCGTCAGGGTTGACGACCCCGACCGCGACGTCGACGTCCGACAGGCGGACCCAAGTGGGCGCCGTGCCGCCAAGGCCGTCGGGCGTGCCGGTACGGCGCCACACCTGCCCGGTGCGCATGAACCTGCGCTGGCTTGTCGCCAGACCGCGGGACGGTCGCAGCGTCACAGCGACCCGCCTGACGAGTAGAACCGTCGGACCGGGAGCCCTGCGGTCAGGTCGATCGAGCGTGGTGAACCGACCCGTGCGGCGCGTCGCAGCGTCGCTGCTTCCTGCGGGGTGGCGAACACGCCGACGCCGGTCGACCCTTGGTAGTAGTAGGCCTGCTGCCCTTCGGCCTGGTAGCCGTGGGGGTTGTCCATCCCGCGGCGGACCATCGCCACGACAACAGGGATGACAGCAGGTGGGACGGTGCCGGGTTCGGCTGCCGTCCACGTGGACGTGATCGTGTCGTTGGCGATCACGTCGCGCGCAAGCGCAGATGCGTCCTCGATGAGGGCGGGTGCTTGTGTGCCGATCTCGTCGTCGTCGAGGGGACGGCCGAGACGGGCGGCGAGCTGGGCGAGTGTGATCAGGTCGCCGTCGGCCATGTCAGGCGTCAGCCTGCTCGACCGCGTCGATCAGCTCCGCCTTGGACAGCCCGTCGGTGTCGACACCACCGGTGGATGCGTAGGCCTCCCAGTCGGCCTTCGGAGCGTTGACTGCCGGCCGGCCGGCAGAGCCGGCCGGAACGACCGTGACCTCGCCGGAGTCCAGGTCGGTGGTTCGGGTCTCGACGTGCTGCCACGCGTCGGCGAACCCGTCCAACTGGCCGTCCTTGACGACGGTCCTCTGCTGCGCGATGAACGACGCCAGCGCCTTGGTCGGGATGTCGCGGATCTTGCCGGTCTGGACGGAGCGGATGCGCTCCACGGTCCTGGTGCTGGCCGCCATGGCGGTCCCTTCGATAGTTGGTGGGCGTGCACGTCCGGACGTCGTGCACGCAGGCTGCCGTCCTGCCACGTCACCGAGGCGAGGAGTCCGGGGCAGCAGCAGTGACGGTTCAGGTGGCCGAGGTGTCGAGCACGTAGACACGGTTGCCGGCGTCGACGGCCGACGCGCCGGCGAAGGTCTGGACGACCGACTCCTCCGCGACGGTGTCGTCGTTCCACTGGCGCAGCCACAGCATCGCGATGCCGTCGAGCGACTGGCTGGACCCGGTGACGCCAGCAGCCGCCGGAGCCGAACGGGCACCCATCGCGGCGGCGAACCCGGAACGGTGGTAGGCCACGGCTGTCCCGGTCGTGAGTGCGTTGTTTACCACGACGGTGAACCCGAGGATGGACCCGAACGTGGCCCGCTCGATCGCTGTTCCGTTGCCGATCCCGTCGGTCCGCACGAAGTTCGGGACGGCAAGCATCCGCGACTTGATCGCGGGGCTGATCGCCAGGTACCGGCCGTCCATGGGGACGTCGAGGTTGTCGAGCGCCTCAGACGCGGCGATGAGCTTCGCCTCGGTGTCGGCGGCGGACGCCGCCAGGTCGAACGACGCGTCGGCGGCGAGCGCGTTCATCGCGACGATGAGCTCGTCCTCAACACCCTCGACCATGCCCGCGGCCTGCGGGCCGAGGATCTGTGCACCGAAGTTCTCCAGCTCGAGCTCCCACTCCGCGTTGGTCACGGGGACTGCGGAGTACAGCTCGGCCAGGACCACCGGGACGGAGACCTCGACGACGTTGTCGCGGACGATCGCGTCGCCCTGGTTGGCGGTCGCGCGGCGTCGGGTTGCGACCTTCTCGCGGACCCGGACGGTGACGGTGTCGCCACCGCCGCCGGTGAAGTCGGAGAACGACTGCCGGGAGACGGTAGAGAGCAGGGTCGTGCGGCGGTAGAGCAGCTCCACCAGAAGGCTGGAGATGCGGTCTGCGGACTGGATCGTGTTGACCATTGGGGTTCCTCTTGTACGGACGGTGTCGCCGTCGACCGCCCGTGGGGCTGGTCAGCGGCGACGCTTCTCGACGGCGTCGGCGACGTCGGCGATGGACGGTTCTGCGGTCTTGCCGCCGGACGCGCCGCCTGTCACCGCAGGGGTGGGCAGACGTCGTCCGGCACCGCCACCCGGAGGCGACGTGTCGTCGGTTGCGAACTGGCCGAACAGCTCGTCGGCGTCGGCCTGCAGCTCGTCGGCGTCGGCGCCACGGAGCCGGTCCGCGAGCTTGCGGACTTGCGTGAGCGGCATCCCGGCCGGGGCCTTGTCGAGCGCGACCTCAAGCCTGAGCCGTGCGGCTTCGGCTGCGTCAGCACGCTGCTCGGCCGTGGTTGCCTTCTCCTGGAGCTTGTCGGTCTCGGAACGCTTGGCGTCCTCGATCTCCTGGAGCTGGTCTGCAGCGGCAGTGTTGGCCTTGGCGCGCTGCTCCCACTTGCGGGCCTCGGCCTTCCAGTCCGTCCCGCCGTCATCGCCCGTGCGGGCGTCGTCGTCGGGAGGCTGCTGGCCGTCGTCAGGGGGCGTCGTGACGCTGGTGTCGGTGTCGGATGTGGTCTCTGGCATGTCGGTCCTGTGCAGGTCCGTGCAGACGTCCCGTGCGGGATCGGTCTGCGGGTTGGCCGCCGCAGTCAGCGGCGGTAGACCGGAGCGGCTGTGCAGCCGCAGTGGTCGTGAGCGGGAAATTGTGCTCCGCGGTCGGTCGCAGCGATCACGCCTTCGTCGCGGATGCCGGCGCAGAACTTGCAAGGCGAAGCGTCAGTGACACGTCGCCAGCCTTCGGCCTGCGGGTCGCCAGCGACGGTGTCGGCCACGGTGGCCCGGTCGCCATCGAGCGCGATAGCTGTGACGCCGCCGACGATCCGGACGAGTGCGACTGCTGCGGATGCGCCACGACTGTCACGGCGGGCCTGAGCCTTCTTTGTCGCGATCGGTCCACGCAGCGTCATGGCTCCGACGATCGTGTCGTCGTCGGGTGGCCGTGCAGGCCGCAGGACAGTCGGGTCTGGCGGCAGCCCCCAAGCATCTCGGACGTCCTCGAGGTAGTCGGTCGCCAACGAGACGGCGCGGGAGTGTCGGCTGCGGGTGATGGCAGTCAGTGCAGCAAGCAGGGCCGGCCACGACGCGTCGACGTTGGCCGGGTCGTAGGCCGGCCAGATCCGTTGCACGTCGTCGATGATGCGGCGACGCAACGCCAGCAGCTCCGCACGGTGGGCACGATCGAGCCGGTCGACTGCCGCCGGGACGTCAACCACCGGCAGTCAGGTCCGACACGGGAGCGGCCTCCTGACGTCCGACAGTGCCCAAGAGCTCGCGGAGCGGGTCGGCGTCATCCGCCATGGACTTCCACCGGCCGAGGTCGTCCTTGGTGACGCCAGGGATGAGCTCCCAGACAGCCTCCGCGGGGACACCCAGCATCGTGACGAGCTTGCCGAGCGCGTCGGCGGTCTGCGCGAGGCTGCGGGCCTCCATGTCGCGCCACCGGACCGACGCAGCCGGGTCCCACGGCTGCCCCATCAGCTCGCCAGCAACCCCCAGAGTCTGCTCGTGGGACTCGCCGAGCATCGTCTTGTGTTCCACGAGCTTGCGAGCGTGGGAGTCGCGTGCCGCCACGAGAGCTTCGGCCGACAGGTTCGCCAGCGACCCGAGCAGTTCATGGACCGGGGTCTGTGAGATCGTCGCGACGTGACGCAACGTCGCCTCGCGCGACTCGATGTAGCCCGACAGGTCGGTCTGCTCGAACTCGCCGATCTTGATGTCTCGGGCTTCCTCGCCGGCGCCGGGATCAAGCTGCCACAGCGTCGACGCGGCCGTCTTCAGCGCCTGCGTTTCGGACTCGGCGAGCCATCCGATGATCCACCGCTGACGGTGCGCGCCGTAGTGCTCGGCGACCTTCAGAGAGAACGTCGTCAGGTCGATCTGTTCAGCGAGATCAAGCAACGGCTCGACTACCCCGAGACAGCGGTCGTCAAGGTCTGCGCCGGGGCGGTAACGAACGATCGGGACGTAGTCGAGTCCAAACGTTCGGGTTGACACCAGCTCGGGAGGTGCCGTCTCGGACTTCGCCGCGAGCAGGTGCACCGCACCGGGCTCCCACAGGCGCCATGCGACACCGTCGAGCACGTCAACGGACTCCAACGCCCACACCGGCCACCGGTCGTCGTCGCCGTACACCGCCGTCATCTTCCACGGCGAACGGCCACGCACCGCAGGCCACGGTGCGTCGTCAGACGGCGTGATCACGGTGTAGGCCGTCCCGTAAGACGCCGCTGCGCGGTGCACGGCGACCTGCCGTGCGTCCATCTGGTTGGCCTGCCACGCCTGCCACGCCGCCACGTCACCGCCACCCACGTCGTCTCCGAGGCGGAAGTCGTCGACGTACAGCGACTGCACGGCCGCGTCGACGACGTAGGGCAGCACAGGCACGTGGGCGATCCGTGCAATCCGCTTCAACTCGACCGGCGAACCGGCCGGCAGCCACGTCGGTGACCAATCGCCGGGGTCGCGCGGCTGCAAGTAGGTGTCAAGCCTCCGCAGACGCTGATGCTCGGTCTGACGGTGTCGGCGGAGGTCACCGACAAGGTCGACGGCAGCTGCGTCGTCGAGCATCTCGGCCTCCTCTAGACGAACATCGCGCGGGGCTTGCGCGATGGGACGGGATCGGGATCGGGCTTTGCGGACATCAGTCCATGCAGCGCCAACGTCACCGCAACCAGGGGCGCGATGTCCACCGAAGTATCACGCCTGTGCCACGCCCACGCATCACCGACGGGACGCTTCCTGGCACCGTCGATCGCGTCCGTCAGTTGCGCCTGGCCGGTGTGGACGACCTGGCGGTCGGTGACCCGGTCCAACAGCGCACCGCACGCCGCCGCGTAGTGACGTGACTGGATCACATCAACCGGGACGTCAGCGCGAGTCAGGTCCGCAAGCAGCGAACCTGCGAGGGCACGAGCGTCGAGCACCACAGCAGGCGGCGACCACTTCGCCACCAGGGCGACCAGCTTCGGGATCGCCCAACGTGTCCCCGACTCCTGCGCGACCACCTCGACATGAGGACGCCCGTCAGGCAGCCACGACGCCACAGCGATCGACGTGACCCGCTCCGGGGACGTGTCGACCGCGAAGACCTTCACCGGTCCGGGCTTCGACTTCGGGTCCCTGCAGGCCCACCATGCGTCCGCGTCGACCAGCGACGCGCGACGTCCCAGAGTCCACAGCCCCAACATCTCGCGGCCGAACTCCTCGTCAGACATCGACAGACGCAGCGCCTCAAGGGTCCTCGGTTCCATTCTCGGTTCGGGGGCCGACATCGACGGGTTCGCGGCCAACGCCGCCGCCAAGTCGCCCAGGTCGACCGCGGCGACCGCGTCCGTCGCCGCGGCGTACTCCACCCAGGTCACTGCGGCAGTGCCGTGTGCTCGTCCGCGGTCACGCAGACCCACCCAGACTTCCGCTTCCTCGTCTCCGGCCGACCCGGCGTACCAGACCTGCTGTCCCTGCTGGGTCGCAGTGGCCCGTGCGGCCAAGGTCGGCAGCAGCGCCCCAAGCGCATCCGCGCTGAGGTGCTGCGCCTCGTCGAGCACGATCAGGTCAGCCGAGAACCCACGACCCGACGACTTCGACCTGGCCACGAACCGCAACTCTGCTCCTGACTCCAACTGGATCGACTCGTCACCATTGGCGGTGCGGATGCGCTTGACCCGCCGCCGCAGGTGCGGCGTGCTCTCGATCATCTGCGACAGCGACCGGAACGCCAGCTGCGCGGTCTTGAACTCGTGCGCCGTCCAAAGGATGTTCTCACCGTGGAGGAACAGCCCCGCGAGGACCCTCGCCTCCAACGCCTTCGACTTGCCGTTCTGGCGTGGGCAGCAAAGCCCCACCTCGAACGACGCCCACCGGCCATCCGCCGCCAGGCCCATCCCGGCCCGCAGCACCTGCACCTGCCACGGGTCCAGATGCAGACCTGCCGACGCAGCCAGCACAGCCGCGTCGTCCGCCGCGTCCCACGTCACCACATCGGATGGGACAGTCCACGCAGCAGGCTCAGGGTCAGGCCATGCCGGCAGTTCGATCACGCCGGCGAGCTTCGAGCTCATCCACCGGGTCCTTGTCCTCTTGGCCTGCTACCTGGTCGATCGTCTCCAGCTCGGACAGCACCGACTGCAACCGGCGCGTCACATCAGCCACCGTCTTGGGTTCCACGCCGAGCGGCAGATGGTCAAGCTCGATCGCGAGACGATCACGCAACGCCACCAGCATCGACCGCCGACGGCCCTGCCTGGCCACACCGACCAGATTAAGAGGCTCGGCGTGCAGGTCTTCCGCATGCTGCCAGCAACGCCCACCCGCACCGTGCACGGTGCGGGTGCATGAGCCGCCGTCGGCCTTCGTCCCGGAACAGTCGTTCACGTTGGACCCCGAGGATTTGCGACGTGGGGAGAGAGAGGGAGCTGAACCCCGTGATGGTGTCCCGACCCCTACCGCCGGGGGGGGTACCCCCCACCCTCGTGCCGGTCACCAGTCGATGGAGGTGACGAGCTGTTCAGTGTCGGGTGAGGTGGGCCGGCCGGTGCCTCTGGAGCTGTTGCAGCCGAGGTGGGCGGCTCGGACGTTGCTTCGGGCGAGCGCGAGCGCAGGTCGCAGGGACACAGGCTCGAGATGGTCGACCGAGAACGAGCGGGTGTGCGGCCACGTCAGGGACTTGTCGATGTTGCCGCGGCAGATGTGGCAGATGTCTTCCTCGCGGCGCACGCGGGCCTTGAGACGCCGCCAGGGCCGGCCGTTGCGGGGCTGCGGGAGGGGCATGCCGGCTCCGGTCGGCCGTAGGGTGGGTGCCTGTCGAGCTCGGAGTCGTTGTGGGTGCTGCTGTTGTCGTTGCCGGGGTGGGTCTGATGGTGCTGGTAAGGGGGGGCGGCAGGTGTTTTCTGCGAACGGTTCGTGGAGCAGCGGATCGGGCAGGAGGTGGAGTTCGCGTCGCATCTGGACGCCGAGGTGGAGCAGCTGTCGGACGTGTTGTGGCGGCTGGTCGACTTGGCGACGTCTCGCTGAAATGCAGGATGCCCGCACTGTGGTGTGCGGGCATACGTCTTCCGGGCCCAACTGTAACCCACGTGGCGTGGGTGTGCTGGATCTAGGACGTGGTGGCCTGTCGGCGGTGGAGTGCGACACGGCA